CGTGTTCAGGAGTCTTGGCGTTGACCGGCACTCTGATGGTGGCCCTTCCGCTTCCTGACGGATCGTCGTAGGTGATGTGAACAACGTGGGTCGCCTCGTCGATCTGTTCCATGTCTTCTCCCAGGTCTTTTCCTCGGTGATCCGTGTTGTGATAATGACGACGAGTGTAGTCCCCGAACTGCTTCTTGAGCTTCCCATGAAGGATCGTTCTCGGCTCCGTGTCCGAGGCCCCTACGTGGGCGTACTTCTTCATGACGGGAGCCATGTGGTCTTCGGCGTCCGAGGCCGTCTTGAGAGTCTTGGCGTGCTCCCAGGCCTTGTTCAACTCCCGCTCCGCCTTGTCATGCTCCGGGTGACGGGAATAGAGGTCCCAGTTACTCTCGCTCATTAATTCTTGCTCCTCGATGACGTCTTCGTGCGCCATCTTATTGAATCTCTTCTTGCCGTACTTCTTCCGGCCGATCGCCGCCGCCAGCGCCGCGGGATCGTCGACGCCCTTCTCGTGGGCCAGCTTTCTCTCGAGCCTCTTGAAGCCGAGGTGCTTCTCGTCGATCGCGTCTTCTCCCAGGATCTTCCTGGCCCTCTCGACGTGGTCGTCTCCGGAGACGCCGTCGCCTCTCCTGTAGCTCGCCGCGGCTCTGTGGTAGTGCTCCGACGCGGCCGAGTGCGTCTCGGAGTCCTCTCCCCCGGCGTCGGCCAGCCTGTCGTGTCTCCTGGCCATCATCAGAGCCTCGTGACCCTTCCTGGCGTTGACCCCCTCGTCCAGCTCCTCGGCGTTTTCCGTCAGCTTTCCGTGCTTGGGATGAGAGAAACTACCGGTCTTATAATCGTACTTGTAGCCACGCTTCTTGAGCTCAGACGCTGCCTCATCGGCTTTCTTTCCGTGAGCTTCAGCTTCGTTCGGAGTCTTGCCAGGAGTGTTGTACTCTTTCTCGTGATGCTTGAGTTTCAGGTAGACTTCTCGGTCGGTCTCTTCGTTCAAATCTTCCCTCATCCCCTTGGCGAAGGCGTAGTCGACGTGGTGCGAGGCGATGTCTGCCAGGGCCTGAGCAGCCTTGGCGTGCTTCCGTCCCAGGGCCCTGAGCTTCTTGGCCGCTCCCGCGTTCCCGTCCTCCTTGGCGCGCTTGGCGGCCAGGACGTACTTGTTGAAGGCGGCGTTGTGGGCGTTCGAGAACTCGAAGTAGCGCTTCGAGCCGTCCTCCAGGACGAGTCTGATCTCCTCCTCGAGGTCAAAGTCTTCTTCCAGCATGCTACTACTTATCCTTTCCCGCTACCTGAGGCCTCTTCTTGAGCCGGAAGTCCCTCCTCTGCTGGACCTTGGGCTGGTCGTCCTGCTCCGGGTCCTGCCCGCCGTTGTCGGCCTGCTGAGCTGCCTGGGTCGGCGGTCCCTGCCCGTCTCCCGGGTCTTGGAACTGGTCGGGATCCTGGTCCGGAGGGAGCTCCTCGGGACCCATCGGGGGCATCCCCTGGTCCATCGGGTTCCCCTGTCCGGGCATCGGCTGGCTGTAGATCGGGTCGTTCTCCTCGGACTCGATCTGCTCCCTCATCTCGTCGATCTCCTCGTCGTTGAGACGGAGGACCGCGTGGTTGACGTACTCGTTGGAGTAGTACCGCCCGACCCACGGAGAGATCTGCTCCAGGAGCTCGAGCCTGTTCTGGAGGACCTCGGCCTCCTTCATCTCCATGAAGTAGTTGTCGTTGGCGAAGGTGTACTTGATCCGGCTCGAGAGATACCTGAAGTCCTCGACCGACATCACCTCGGTCAGGACGAGCTCCTTCTCCAGGAGCTGCGTGAACAGTCCGGAGAACCTGGTTCGCAGACGGGTGATGAACTTGCCGAAGGCGACCTCGTCCCGAGTGATCTCCGTCGCCCTGCCGATCGTGAAGGCGTCTCCAGGCTGGAGCCTGCTGATCGGGACCCCGAGGGCCTCGTAGAGCTTCTTCTGGAAGTAGAGGAGGTCGTCGTTGTCTCCCAGTGTTCCGGAAGAGGGCAGAGTCTGGACCTCCGTCCCGCGAGAACCCTCTCGCCGAGCGAGATAGAAGTCTTCTAGCATTGTGCTGAACTTGTTCTTCCCTCCCGTGATCTCGCCGGTAGCCGCGTTGTACTGGAACTGGGACTTCTGAGTGTCCATCACGCTCTTGACGTACTGGTCGGCCGCGGCCTTCGGGAGGTTGCCGACGTCGATGTACCAGACTCGCCTCTCGGCGGCTCGAGCCAGTCTGTAGATGACGCTGGCGTCCTCGATCGCCCTCAGCACGTTGAGCGGCTTGATCGCCTTCTGGAGGTAGCCGTAGACGACGTTCCCGGTCTCGTCGGTGAGTCCGGAGTTGACGCTCGCCACCGAGTCGATCGCGACCTTGATGCCGGCTACGGACGTCCCCATGCCCTGGACGACGGTCTGGGTCCCGGTCGGCCCCTGGAAGCCGCCCTCGTTGAACATGTAGTACTCGGCCTTGGTCTGGACCACGAACCGCTGGATCCCGCCGTCGGTCACGAGCTTCTTCTCGACCTCGCGGATCCTCCGGATCTTGCGGGGGTCGACGTACCTCAGCTCCTGGATTCCCTTGTCGGGGTTCTTCTCGTCGATGACGATGTGGTAGTTGGTCCTGCCGTCGACGTACCACCGCTGGAAGATATAGTAGCCCTTCTCGTTGAACTCGAGGAGGGAGAAGACCTTGTCGAAGGCCTTCTGGATGGCCTCCCGGACAGGATCTGTCACTCGGTCCTTGAGGTCGTCGAGGTCGAGCTTGACGACGTCCCGCTCGTCGACGCAGATGGCCTCGTTGGTGATCTCCGAGACGCCCCTGTCGACCTCGGCCGTCTGGGCGATGTTCCTGTACCGCTGGACGAGCTCGGCCTCGCTCCTGAGTCCGCCGTCGAGGTCGACGTAGGCCCCCATCGAGCCCGAGCTGGCGATGATCGCCGAGCCGTCCTCGTTGTTCTTGGGGACGAACGACTTCTTCGAGTCCTCGTCCTTGGTGGGGTCGTCCTTCCTGACGATGGAGTATCCGAAGAGTTCCCAGGCCATGCTGTCTCGATCTTGTCCGTTTCTGGTACTTATAAGAGAAAACCCGCCCTTTCGGGGCGGGCTCTGTCTCTCGTCAGTGTTCTCAAGTTGGTCAAAGAAAAATTAGTCGCCATTTAGTTTCTTCCAACCGTTTTTGTGCTTATATTCAATGTGTTTAGAATGAACGTATTCACTAGTTTTTTCGTTCTCACCACCAAAATTATTATGCCCAGCATACTCCAAACCCGGAACATGCTTACGTTTCATTCTTAAAACTACTTTTTGATCATGCGGACCAACAGCGTAGTGATGTGCAGCGTGTTCACTATGAGTCACATAGTTATATGGAGATGGATCTAGACCACCGTGTTTTTTAATCTGACGAAGATTTTCATGATTAGTTCCGTGATAGACGTAATCATCTTGTTTATCTTCATCGACTTCTATAATGAATTGGCTGTATTTGAGCATCAAACAATTTCCTATTTCGGACGTTCTACGATCTTACGCATACGCATATCGGCATCATTTATACCGCGTTCGTGTGTATAGCTTCGGCAAATTCGAAGTTTATTTTGACAGAACGTGACGAGCGCTAGACGATCGTCTAGCGCTATCTTTCGGGGCGGGCTCTGTCTCGTCTCGTCAGAGGGTCTCTACTTAGCCCTGGGTGACGGTCCCCTGCGGGTCGGGATCCAGCGTCGGCGAGTAGGGTTCTGAACCCGGGTCGAAGATCACGGGGATCCAGTAGTCGTAGGCGAACGTCACGTCGAACTCCTGGATCTGGTTGCCGTTCTGCCAGTCGAGCCTCATGGGACCCACGTTCGAGGGGAAGAGTCCCTCGAACTGGTACGCCCTGATGACTCCCGAGTCGTCTCCCGGTCCGGCCTTGCCGAACTGGAGGACCTCGGCCGGGACCTTGTAGTCGAGCATGCTCGACTCGTCGGAGTTCTGCCGGTTCGACTCCAGGGTGTTGATCTTGTTGTGCCAGGCCTCGAACATGTTCCGGTGCTTCATCGTCTCGTCGTTGATGAAGGTGACTGTCCAGTCCAGGAACTCGCGCTGTCCGGCGACCTTGATCGTCCGCCCCCAGTAGGGGACGTCGATGGGTCGGATGACGCTGGCCGGCGACTCTGTCGCCCTGCCCACGTACTCGATGTCGTCTGCCGCGTTCGGGACTCCCGGGGGGATCGCGGCGAAGCGGACCTTGAAGAGGCTCGGGCGGGCGCCACCACGAGGGATGCCGCGCGCCTTCATTTCTGTCACATTGAAAGACAACTGAATGGTC